CACCTCAAGTTTAACAGAGGCTTCGAAGATGCGCTTGTTGGAGGAGTGGAAGTGTACAACGTTGACATCGTTGGAGGAGAGCCTGTTGTACGAAAAGTCGATCCACTCGCATTAACCATCATCCGTACCGGAGATTCCTATCGTATAGAGGAAGCTGATATCGTCATTGAGGACACCTATCAACCAATGAGATGGGTGATTGATAATTACTACGATTATCTAAAACCACATGAGATAGATTTAATTGAGAAGGGAGTTATAGGAAGAGGAAGTAATAGTGATATGATCCACTATGACACATGGAGACCTGTACAGAATCCTATTGGAACTATAGGGGACCTTTCAGGAGAGCAGGGAAAACAAGATGGTTGGGATTATGCAATTTTCGATCTTGACGAGTACTCTACAAGAAACATTGCTGCGTATAATGATAACGGAGAAGTTCGTGTTGTCAAAGTAGTTTGGGTCAGTATGCGTAAAGTTGGTGAAATAAAATGGTATGATGAAGAAGACGAACTTCAGAAAAAAATTGTAGATGAAAACTATACACCAAATGAAGAACTCGGAGAAGAAGTCGAATGGTTTTGGGTCAATGAATGGTGGGAAGGAAGTCGTATTGCAGAAGACATCTACACCAAATGGGGTCCGAGACCCATTCAGTTTCGTAGGATGGGGAACAAATCAGCAGGTGGGTCTGGTTATGTTGGAACCATCTATAACACGAACGTGTCCCAATCTCGTTCGCTTATGGATCGAATGAAGCCTTACCAATACCTATATAATGTATTTATGTACAGGACTGAACTTGCCTTTGCAAAGAGTAAAGGAAAGATTTCTGTGCTTGATACTTCTCGTATTCCAGACGGTTGGGACATGGACAAGTGGATGTATTATGCTGAGATTCTCGGTTGGGCGATTGAAGACCCTTTCAAGGAAAGCAATAAGGGATCATCTACAGGGAAACTTGCAGGTCAGATGAATCAGAACTCAAAGGTTCTGGACCTTGAGATGGGTAATTATATTCAGCAGCACGTTATGATGCTTGGATTTATCAAGCAGGAACTTGGTGAAATTGCTGGTGTGACTAATCAACGACAAGGACAGATTGAGAATCGTGAGACTGTTGGAGGTATAGAACGTGCTGTTACTCAGTCTTCTCACATTACAGAGAAGTGGTTTGCAATGCACGATAACACCAAACTCAGAGTTCTTGAAACTCTCTTGGAGACTGCGAAGTATGCTTGGAGAAACAAGAATCACGAAAAACTTCAGTACATCTCAGATGAGATGGCTTCCATTATTACTGAGATTGACGGTGAACAGTTCAATGAAGCGGATTATGGGATCATGATTTCTAATTCTTCTACTGATTCTGAACTAATTGGGACTATGAAACAACTTGCTCAGGCTGGTCTTCAGAACGATAAGATCAATTTCTCCGGACTTATGGACATCTATCTTTCAGAAAGTATGTCTTCAATGAGGCGTAAAATTGAGACTTATGAAGAAGAGACAATTCAACGTCAGCAAGAACAGTTCGAACAAACTAATGAAACGCAGCAACAAGCTGTCCAAGCTGAAGCTCAAAGTAAACAAGCTGATCGTGAGAACGATATGCAGAAGACTATGGTCAAAGCTGAGACTGACATTACTGTTGCTCAGATTCAATCCGATACAAGTACTGATAATGGAGAACAAGCTCTTATTAATCTTGAAAAACTCAAGCAAGATTGGATAGAAATGAACAAGAAATATGATCTTGAAGACAAAAAACACTCTGAAAATGTACGTCATAATAAGGCTACAGAGGTGATTGACAAGAAAAAGGCGATGCAAAAACCCGTAAAAGCTGCTAAATAAGCTATACGAAAATGAGAAATATATCTAACAACTTGTGTTAGATATTGATTAATTATAATTTTGTAAAAGAAGAAGAAAATGGCAAAAACAGGCGAAGATCAGAGAGACCCTCTGTTTGACATGAATGTTGGCGATGGATTAATCGACGTCAACGTGGAAGAAAAACCAGCAGTAGAGACTGCTGAAGAGAAAGCAAAAATTGAAAAGAAACCTGAAGTAGGAGAACCTTCAATTTACGAAGATGGAACATTCGAGATTGACGATACGCCATCGGAAAACACTGACGCTGCTTCGGCAGAAGAACAGCAAGAGTTCATTGACAAGACTGATAATAAAGAGACTGAAGACAAAAAGACTCCCTCCAAAACTCCGAGCGATTCTTCTTCTTCTTCGCCATATTTAGCCTTCGCACAAGACAGAGCCAAAGAGGGAGTCTTTCTTGATTTTAATGAAGGAGATTGGAAAACGCTGGTAGAGAGGAATGAAGGTGATGAAGCTGCTGCTCTCAAAGAACTTTCGGTCATTTCCATGCAGGAGATGGTTAATACAGGAGTAGAGAATTATAAAAATTCTATAACTCCCGAAGAGAGAACACTTTATGAAGCTAAGGAAAAAGGTCTTCCACTTGATGACTATAGTATTGCAAAGCGCAATTTCGATAAGTACTCTAAAATCAAGGAAGATGATCTTTCGGATAATGAAAAACTTCAGATAGATGTCGTAAGTAAATTTCTTGAACTTCGGGGATATTCTTCCGAAGAAATTACAGAAGAAATTGAAGGTTACAAAGCTCTTGAGAATCTTGAAGTAAAAGCAAAGAAAGCCTTAAAAGGAGTTCCGGGTACTTTCAAGAAACGAGTTGACGACATTGAAGCAGGAGCGCAGTCTCAAGAACAAGCTCGACAGGATGGTATCCGTCAACGAGTTGCGAAGATGAAAAGGAATATCGAAAGTACTCCTGAGATCATCCCCGGAATCAAGTTGACCAAACCGACAAGAGATAAAATTTTCAAGTCGATGACTATTCCAATCGCTAAGGATGATCAGGGAAACCCTTTGAATCCTGTGATGGCAACCAGAGCAAGAAATCCTGAAGGTTTTGAAATGATGATTCATTATTATCATCAACTTGGTCTCTTTAATATAGACGACGATGGTCAAATAAAACCGGACTTTTCTAAGATTTCAAAAACTGCTAAGACCAAAGCTACGGATGAGTTCCGGAGTGCTTTTGAAACTAGAGATAAGCCTATGACAGGAAAAGTCGTCGTACCAACAGTAAACGAAGACGATCTCGATGAATTTGAGAAAGCCTTCAGAAGAATCTAATTAGTATTCACAAGCTCCTAAAAAAAGCAAAAATGAGAATTTCACCATTTCAACTTTATGAATCAGAGGACATTACGGGTCTCGTAACCAAGTCTCACTTGGGTTACAGGTTTGGCATTGAGCCTCAACAAGCGTCTAAAGTTGCAACCATGATTCATCAAGCGAATCTTGGTGCTACTGTTAACGCTTATTTGAACCAGTTCCCAACTCTCACGCTTCAGAGCGATGATGATTTCACATGGGATATCACTACCAATGGTAAGAAAAATATACCTCTTGCCAAAGCCGAAGTTACTCTCGGAACAACCGTTACTGCCGCATCTCAGGCTGGTCTCAACTTTGCAGAATTTTACCTGTATTTCCATGAGGCTTACTTTACTGATGTGAACCAGATTGTCGGTGAGCGTCTTGAAGTATATCCTATCAGAGTTCTGGAAGACCCTGTAAACGTAGGTGGACTTTGGAGATACAGGTGTAATCTGAACACCGGAGATACTGCTCTGTTTATTCCTTACGACGAAATTCAGGCAGGGAAACGTTTCTCAAAGGACTTCTCCCCTGTGGAGCAAGAACTTTCAGTTAAGGGTGGTGGAGTTCATTATACCTTCCCTTACAAAATGATGAATGCCTTTACCATGATCCGGATGCAGGATACCATTCCCGGAAACATGATTGAGCGTCCTGTCAAATTTTCTTGGGTTGATCCCGTAAATAAGAAAATGATGACTACTTGGATGGACTACCGTTCATACGAGCTGGAAATGCAGTATCAGGACGAGATCAACCACATGATCATGTACTCTACCACCAATAAGAGTTCCGATGGTAAGTATGTGCAACGTGGGAAATCGGGTCGTGTTCTGCAAATGGGTGCTGGAATCAAGCAGCAAATGGAAGCTGCCAACTACAATACCTACAACTCCTTTGACATCAAGAAGTTCACTGAAATGCTGCTCGACCTTACCGTTGGTAAGATTGTGATGGGACAACGTGAAGTGACTGTTCTCACAGGTGAGTGGGGAATGTATCAATTCCATGAGGCTCTCGAAAACTACACTGCACTGTACACTCCTGCAAGGGACAACTACAGGATTTATGCAGGTGGAAAAGGAGTTTCCGGAGCTATGGCTCCAATGGGATTCCGTGGACAGTTCTTGGAGTATATTGGTCCTAACGGTATCAAGGTGAACATCGTCCATGATGCACTGAAGGATGACTTTGCTCGTAACAAGATTTATTTCCCCGGTGGACAGGGACTCGCTGAGAGTCGTGTTTATGAAATCCTGAACATGGGTACTTCCGATGGAAAGCCGAATATTCAGAAAGTGGCTCTATCCAAGTTTGGAGACATTCGTGGTTACGAACCCGGACTGAGAGACCCATTCACTATCGGTCAAACCAACAGGATTATGAGTAATCCAAAGGATGCTTGGACCGAGCACAGGGCGTACACTGGTGGAGCTATCGTTTACGATCCCACTCGTACAGCAACATATAAGCCTATCATCCTTTAAGAGGGTAACAGGTATAGTTCTTTCACATATTAAAAGAAGAAGAAAATGGCTAAAAAAAGTGATGGCGAAAACACTACAGCCACTTCCGAAGCACCTAAATCACAGGTGCTTCAGAAGGAAGCTGTTAAGGTAGAAGAGGTAAAATTACCCTTCAGCCTACCGAATACCAAAGTTCATGTGAAACCAATTCTCCGATCCGGAAAGTGGCTTCCAGATGGACACTCTGGATCGTTCATGTATGATCACACCAGTATCGGGTTACAAGTTCCTATTGATAGGGACACAGGAAGATTGAAAAATCCTCTGACACCTGAAGAAAGAGAGTTCTTTGAAAATAATTCTGATCTTGACCTTGAGGGAGGAGACCTGAATCCGTACAGAAAAACTGAAAACTTCTGGCACGATTTCAGGGTAATTATTCGTAAGAGTGATGATATCGTAACTGATAAAACAATTCTTATGACTCTTGACTTGAGTAATCCGATTCAGTATTTGCAGTATAAAGTACTAATGATAAACTCACAACCTGACGGAGGTCTTGTAGCTCCTGAGTGGGATCAACGTTTAATGAGTGGTACTTACCGGATTGCCTTACAGCATGAAGGACAGCAATTTACTGATAAGATCAAAAAGGCTGACTCAATGAAGAAGGCTTACAAATATCTGTCGAAGATTGATTCTTCAGGAGAAACAATGTATGACTTCCTTACGATTTATTATCTTGAGAACGCCAAGAGTAAACGTCCCTCTGATAACTCTCATAAGGACTTTTACTACTCAGAGATTCAGGATTTGATCGACAACGATCTTGCAGGAGTTTGTGAGATTATTGATGACACTGGTAATTATGAATTTAAACTTCTGGTTCACAGGGGTTTGAAGACAGGAGCACTTAAAATGGTAGCAGGTGGTAACATCGAAACCATTGATGGTATTCCAGTTGGAAAGAGTCTTTATCAAGCGATTCAGTGGCTCAAGGACGACAAACATCAGGATGAATATTTACGCTTAAAGAATCAGATTGACCTTGCTAAATAAAATAGCATGACCGCAGAACAAATGAAATATGAGTTTGACGTTGGTTACGACAGAATAACCAACTTCGATGCTCCGGGATATGAACCGAAAGAGATTTCGACTTTCCTCACCAGAGCGCAGGAAGAGATTGTCTATGACATTCTTGATGCAAGTGCTAATGATGAGAAAAATAGAAAAGCTATGTCTCGTCTGAGGCAGGTCATTCCCCTTACGACATTTACTGCTGGTAACTACCCTAATGGCTTCCTCTCCACTCTCCAAGTTTACTTGGATAGTGGTGTAGGAGGTACTATAGGTTTTACTACAGGTACAGGTGGAACTATTATAGACTCACTTGCAAGATTTATTAGTTCAGGATTCCGTGTAGGAGATCAGGTAACTGTTACAGGAGCATCAGATTCTAATAATAATATAACTTATAGTATCACAGGAGTTACTGCAAGTACATTAACTGTATCAACTCAGACTCCTGTAGGTACAAGTAAGGGTGGAGAATTAAATGTAATTTTTAAAACTGATCCTGTTCTCAGAGTCAGGAATGAGAGAGCAGATATTACAGTAATAGCAGGTAACTTTTATTTCGGGAAACTTGACGTAGGTGGATCTGATGAGGACAAGATTTTTGATGTAGAAGTTGATCCTGTGGACGATGATTTCTACAGCGCAAATAAGGAGAATCCTTATAAGAAACCGTCCATTGAAAAAATTTGGAGGATCGACAGTGCAGACGAATCCTCAAAAGAACATGAGTATATAACTGATGGGACATTTACCCTCACGACTATACATCTGCACATTGACAGGAAACCAAGAGCAATTATTGTTCCTGATACAACTGCTGTTGTTTATAATGCTACTGACGGAACGATAGATGGAGTATGGTTTGTAGATTATATTGCTGCTGGTGCGTCACTTGATTGCTTACTCGATCCGATTATACATCGTGAAATTGTAAATAGAGCAGTTAAACTTGCTTATGCTGCACTTCAGGACGAGAAAGGGTTTCAAATTAGTACAGTGCAAGAACGACAAGAATAATATTTTTAGTTTAACTTAATACCCATATACAATGGACACAATTAAAAACGTAACTCAACTTTTTATCGGAAAAGACCCTTCAAGGGGTGCTGTTGTCGATGAGGTAATCAACGTCTACACACAACTTGCAGATGGTGAGATTGTTCTTACGAATCCCGCAAATGTTGTTCTCAACAATACAACCACTGCTGCTGAAGCAGCACTAGGATTCAAGTTCATTCAAAGGAGTGGCACTAAGCTCATTCATTCCGATATTGTTCTTCCTTACATGGTACGTCATTACAATCTGACTGCCACTGCAAAGGAAACTCAACAACTTGATTTTGTTGGATCAAATGGTACTACTGGTTCTATCGGTACTGTTGCTTCCAACATTTACACTATTCGTCTGAATTGCCTTGATAAGACCACTGCTGGTTTCATGCAGCAAAAAATCAAGGAAGGATTCTATAAGTCGAACGCCAACGCTACATCCTACACTCAATGGGCTATTGCAGAAGGACTTGTAAAGAGTCTGATTGCAAACTACTCTCGTGAGACAGAGCAGGACATCACTTTTGGAGTGACCAACAGTGGAGCAAATGTTGATTTAGGTACAGGTGCAGGTACAGTTACCTTTACCAAAGGAAGTATCTACGCTGTATTTGGAACAGCCATTGATGATGCAACAGCCAACGCCATTCTTTTGGTAGGTGATTTACTTGCAGCAACCGATGCTAAGACAGAAGCCATGTACAGGGTAGTAGCCATTGATGTACCCACTGAGACTGCAACTCTGAACATTCCGTGGCAAGCGGAGACTGTAACCATTGCCAACGCTACCGTAGGTCGTGTTATTGGTGCAACTGCTCAAGCAGCCGATTATGGAGTGAAACTCCAAGGTGTTGATCGTGAGTTCAAAGCTGGATACTACTGGTCCAACGTAAACTTTTGGGACACTCAGGTTGACTTCGGTGCTCTTGCAGGAGAAATCCTTATCACTACTACTGCCGCTTTTCCCGGAAACGGAACAGGACAGTATGTTGCCAACCTTGAAGGAGAACTTCAAGCTGACGAGTTCATCTACAGAGGCTTCCCTGAAGCAGGTGTTGTGAACCGGACTGATGGAATTGGTACTACATGGTACGATGTATGTATCATCGAGCACAAGCATAATCTCGAAGCTGCTCAAGGAACTCCAACCGAGTCTCCAAAGTCCATCATGATTGCATGGGACGTAGACGTGAACGGAGATGGAACGCTGGTATCCAACTCAATGGAGGCTGATGCACTCGGTCTCTTAGCTCTTGACCAGATCATCGTAACCCTGTGGGGAATCGGTTCTGCTCAAGTTGGGAACGTAACCTAATAGTAAGCAACAACCTTTCATAATAAAGGGAGCATGGAAACCCATGTTCCCTTTTTTTCTATAAGTTTGCATCATGTCCGATATTCCCAATAATAACGGTTGGAGTGAATGGGAGAACCATGTCCTACTCACTCTTGAAAGGCTAGAAAAAGCAGGTGGAAAGAGAGATATAATCCTCAATAAACTGGTTACTGATATTAGAGTTATGCAAACACGCATGACTATCAGAGCAGCATTATCAGGAGCATTATCTGCTGCAATACCTGTAACGATTGGTCTAATTATTTGGTTTATAACAAAAAATCCATCACCATGAGCTTACCACATATTTTAGGACAGAGATCACAAAAAGAATACGACACCTTACATCCTGACCTAAGAATGGTCGTGGATTGGGCGTTGAGGCATTGTCTCGTGGATTTCACTATCACTGAGGGTTATAGGTCTGTCGAACGACAACATGAACTGTTTAAATCAGGTAGAGAGTTCATCAACGGACGGTGGAAATTGACCAAACCTAAGCTGAAAAAGACCAATATTGATGGTTATGCTATCAAGGGAAAGCACAATGAGAACCCTTCTCACGCCTTAGATTTCTGCGTTTACGTACCAGATAAGCCTGAATTGATTTGGGATATACCACATCTTACATATATTGCAGCATCTCTGGTAGCAGCAGGAGACACCCTCTATGGACAGGGAGCAATCTCTCACAAAGTCCGTTGGGGAGGGAATTGGGATAAGGATGGTGATCTCGCTGACAACAACTTTTATGACCGTCCACACGTTGAACTATATAAACTATAATTATGGGACTTTTAAATTCAGAAGAAGGATCAAGTAGTATGAGATTTACCCTCATACTCACTGTAGTAGGAGCGTTTCTATTGATGGTAGCTGCTGCTGTTTATATTGTAGCTGCTGCACTTGTTTCTACTATTGCTGAACCAAGCTGGACTGAGATCGGTATCTTCGGTGTCGGCATCGCAAGTATCATTACAGGCGTAGGGTACAACAAGGTACAACAGAAAAAGGTAGAAGTAAATGGGAAAAAACCTGCTTAGTATAGTACTCATTGTTATCGGAGTAATATTAGGTTGGTTTATTTCAAGTTTCTTTGGTGGTGTTTCTGAGGGAAAAGTCCTTGTAGATCAGTCTGCTGTGGACTCTTTACGTGCTTTTACAGTGTTTGTAGACTCTATTGAGAATCTCCCGATGGAGCCGACGGTCACTCAGAGCGAGACCATATACGTTGAAGTACCTAAATACATCACTACAGAACCTATTGCTGTAGTTGATCCTATAGATTCCACTGTAACTCACTTCAGTGATTCTCTTCTCATCGAGAAGGAAATTAATGTATGGGTGGACATCATGGTAAGAGGTCATGTAAACGACCTAAAAGTACAGTGGGTGTATGTGCCGGTATTACGGATCATAGAGACCACTACCGAACGACCTGTATATCACCCTATTATAACAACGATAAAAGTTCCCAAATATGTTACCGGGCATTACCTATCAGCAGTAGCAGGTGGTAATGCTAATTTGTTTACCTTTGGAATAGACTATGATGTTGTCAAAAGAGACAGGGTTTATGGTCTTCAATATAGGCGACAAGGTGATCTAAACGTCTATTCTGTCAAGATAGGCATTAATCTCCGTACACTATTTAAGTTATAACCTTAAAAGTAAAACAAGATGGACCTTACAATGTCTTTAGG